ATGCCTACTCGACCGCAAACGCTCAAAGACTTAGCAGACTCTCAAGGGATAGACATTGCTGCAGTCTCGGTAACATGCCATTTCTGTAACGACTTTTTGCGGGTGTCAGAAAAGCGATTATTTGATAATGCAGGTTTACTGTTAGTTTATAAGAATGGGGTGCCTAGAGCAGCTTGTCAATTCTGTATTAAACAAGCTTGCAGAATACAGCATAAACTTTATTTTGAGAAATTTCTTTCTGTAGAGGATATAGAGAAGGAACAAAAAACAAACTTTGAGGAAGTTCATGTGCGCTGTGGCATATGTTTGAAACAGTTAAATGTGCAGGAAAAGCTTTATCATAAAGACACAGATTTGCCTTTGTTTACGGTTAGAGGAAACTGGTATAGAGGTCTGTGTCAACCCTGCATCCTTTTTGAGGAATGAGAATAGAATTGCCTAGTCTTCAGGAGCTTGTGTCGCAAGAAAACCCCGAAGCTGTTGACCTTAATTGTTACGAGATAATGTCATCTGATGAGGAAGAGGTGGATGAGGAGTTGCCACTTTATTCTGTCGCGGTGCACTGCGGTTCCTGTCGCAGACGAGTTAGGCTCTTCTGTGCTGCCTCTCGAGAAGCTCTGCACCTTTTGGAGTGCTTGCTCTTTGAAGATCTACTTGCTTTCCTGTGTCCTGGGTGCGCATTAGCCGGCGAGGATGGCGGATAACAATCACAGTCCACAAGGTACTCAAAGCGACCCTGAGGAGGGTGCTAGCGGGTGGTTTGTTGTGCATGAAGCAGAATGTATTGATGGTGCAGAGGATGATGAATGGGAGAATGTGTTTGAAGCTTCCCAAGGAGATTATGACTTTGTAGATGACGCTTCCGTAAATCAGGGAAACATTTTAGAGCTGTTTCAACAGCAAGAATTAGAGCAAACAGAGACGGAGATTCAGAAACTAAAAAGAAAGTTTGTTGAAAGCCCACAGCAACCAGGGCGGCAGGAAACACCTGCAGAAACTTTGAGTCCCAAATTGCAACAGCTACAGCTAGGATCACAAAGGGGAAGAGCTAAAAAAAAGCTCTTTGAAGATAGTGGGAATTTCAGCGAGACCCCGGGTTCTGGAGACAGAGCAGGTAGCCCTTTTCAGGGCTCACGTAGCCCTTTTCAGGGCTCTAGAAATGTGCCTGCGCATCCTGGCGGCGCTGCAGCACCTGTTACAGATGTGACAGGTGGAGGAAGTACCACAAGAACAGATGATACCATACGGACAATCCTGGCCAGTAGCAATCGTTATAATTGCTTTTTGGGACTTTTCAAGCAGTTATTTGGTGTCAGCTTTGGAGATTTGACTAGACCATTTCAAAGTGATAAAACGTGTTGTGAAGATTGGATAGGCGGTGTATGTGGTGTTAACCCTATGTTGTATGAGTCTGTGAAGGATCAATTATCTGACATATGCACCTATTATTTCATAACACGGGAGTGCACTGACACCAAAAGCATAGTATTGCTTTGCGTCAATTTAAAGCACCAGAAAAACAGAGAATGTTTCATGAAATATCTGACAGGACTATTACGAGTAGAGGCTAATGCAATATTTTTACAACCACCCAAAAGACGTAGCACCCCAGCTGCTTTATACTTTGTAAATAGAGGCAGAAGTCAAATGGTACACACAGCAGGACCATTGCCACAATGGATATCAAAACTTACATTATTGGAGCACCAGATGAACTCAGAAAAGGCATTCTGTTTGAGTGACATGATACAGTGGGCATTAGACAATGAATACTGTGAGGAAAGTGAAATAGCATTGCATTATGCCATGTTAGCAGAAGAAGATGAAAATGCAGAGGCCTTTTTAAAATCTAATAGTCAAGTGAAGTTTGTGAAAGACTGTGCACAGATGGTTAAGCATTATAAAAAAGCTCAAATGGACAAGATGACAATGTCTGAATGGTTAGATTATAGATGTTCCAAATTTACAGAAACCCCTGATGGTTGGAGAGAAATAGTTAGGTTTTTGAGAATGCAGCATATTGAATTGTTTAGATTTGCAGGTGCAATGCAGAGATGGCTGAAAAAAGTTCCCAAGAAATGTACTATTGTTATATATGGTCCTCCTGACACAGGGAAGTCTACTTTTGCAATGAATCTTACTAGATTTCTTGGAGGAAGGGTAGTGTCTTTTGTAAACAGTCAAAGTCAATTTTGGTTAGCACCACTGACAGAGGCAAAGAGTGGATGCATAGATGATGCCACAGCAGCATTTTGGGATTACAGCGACACCTATCTTAGAAATGGTTTAGATGGGAACCCTTGTTCTGTTGACAGAAAGCACAGAACTGCATTGCAAATGCATTTTCCACCACTAATAATAACAACAAATATAGATGTAACCAAAGAAGATAGATGGAAATATTTAACTAGCAGACTAACCATATTTACATTTGAACAGAAATATAAGATAGATTCTACAGGAAAACCTTTATATGATTTAACAGAAGGTTCATGGACATCTTTTTTTAATAGATTCTGGAGTCACTTAGGCCTAAGTGACAGAGAAGACGATGGAGACCGAGAAACTCGCCAAAAGATTAAGCTCTTTAGAGGAGGAAATACTGAGACATTATGAAAAAGATAGCAAGCGATTGGAGGACCAAATTAGATTTTGGAACTTAATGAGACGAGAACAGGCTTTAATGCACTTTATAAGAAAGCAAGGAGTACATAGAGTAGGTTTGCGACCTATCCCATCATTAATGGCATCAGAAGCAGAGGCAAAAAAAGCAATTGAAATGGAAGTTGTACTAACATCGCTATCAAAATCACAATTTGCTTTTGAAAGTTGGGGTTTAAGAGACACTAGTTGGGAACTCTATAAAGCACCTCCAGAAAACACATTGAAAAAATATGGACAACAAGTAGAACTGACTTATGACAATGACCCTGATAATCGCAGTGCTGAAACATTATGGGGAGGCCTGTACATAATGTATGAGAATGATGATTGGCGACGTGTGACGAGTGCTGTGGATGAAAAAGGCATATATTATGTAGACCCTGATGGGCTTAGAATATACTATGTAAATTTTGAAGCATTGGCTGATAGATATGGTAGCACAGGGGCATATAAAGTGATGGCGGGAAGTGACTTGATTGCTGTCGTTGGTAGTGACACTGATAGTGAAGACACCACCGCCCCAGACGCCCCCAGCATCGCAGCGCGCCGCGTATCCAGTCCACAAACCCCTAAACCCTCGCCTAAGAAGACGCCTCCTAGAAAACCCCCGCGGAGACGACGAGTATCAACACCAACTAGACGACAGCGACGAGGAGAACCAGGATCCAGAAACCGGAGAGGTGCAAGGGCAACAGCAGGCTGCACCAGAGGAGAGTGCACGCCGCCGTCGCCGTCGCAAGTTGGAAGACGACATCAGTCGACTCCGCCAAAAAATCTTGGACGCCTTGGACGACTTCTCGCAGAAGCATATGACCCTCCAATTTTAGTTTGTAGAGGAGCAGCTAATACCCTTAAGTGCCTAAGGTACAGAGTCCACTTGAAACATTCAAATTTATATGATACAGTAAGCACCACCTGGAATTGGACTAAAGGGTCATATCCACAATCTAGAATTATATATCTCTTCAATAGCAAACATCAGAGGGAATCATTTTTGGAGCATGTTAAACTTCCTGCTTCTGTAACCCACTACACAGGCTTTCTAAATGGTATCTAGCATATTATTACTGTGATATCTATTCACACTGCCTTGGTGGTATCTTTTGCTTGGGTTCTAATATAGAAGGTTCTGCATAGTACTGTGAAACACTGTGTACTGTCTCTTTTTTACACAATGACATTGAAAGTGCGGCGCAAACGTGCTGCTGTAAAGGACTTATATCCAACATGCAAAATATTCAACACATGTCCTGCAGATGTTATACCCAAAGTAGAAGGTACTACAATTGCAGACAAGATATTGCAATGGGGAGGCAGTGGAGTGTATTTTGGGACATTGGGCATAGGCACAGGTCGAAGTGGAGGCGGGATTCCTTTGGGGACACCCTTTGGAGGCGGGGGTGGTGGGAGAGGTCCACCTGTTGTAACACTAAAACCCAGTCTCCCATTAGACACAATTATGCCAGAAGTTTCCATCCCTATTGATGTTGCTGCAACCCCTGCTGCCATACCAACAGATCCTTCCATTATTGACCTATATGATTATCCTGGTGCTCCTTATGGTCCTGAAAGCATACCTGGTGTAGTCAATGGGAATACACAAATTGTGGTTGCAGATGTGCACCCTCTACCACAAGAGCCCACCATTGTATTAACCGGTGAAGATCCTTTTGGACCCCCTGATACTACCTTCATTGAAACAGGAGTGGTTAGCAGAACACAATACAATAACCCTACCTTTGAAATTGAAATAGGTACAAATTTAACTGTAGGCGAGTCTTCTGCATCTGACCAAGTTCATGTTACGGGCACAAGTGGCTCTTTTATAGGCCCTCAGGAAATACCCCTTTTAGATATTACACCATCTGAGGTTGCAACACGAAGTCGCACTTTCGATACCGAAATAGAAGCTGAAACCGAATTCGGTACAAGTACACCTATAACAACACAAAGGCCAGCAAGGACCGGATTGTATAGCAAAAGATATGCACAAGTTAGAGTTAGAGAACCCGAGATTATAACTCGGCCAAGGGTCCAATATTTTACTAATCCAGCTTTTGAAGATATAGAAGCTATAGACCCAGATGTAAGCTTTATCTTTGAGCGCGATCAACAGCAACTCGCGCGGGAGTTGCCAGGGGAACTAGCAGACGTGGCCCGCCTCTCAAAGGTCACGTACAGTAGAACTCCATCCGGTTTAGTGCGCGCTAGCCGGATAGGGCGTTCATACACCATTAGAACACGTACTGGTGTTCAAATAGGAGCACAAACACATTTCTTTACTGATTTAACTCCCATAACAAGAGTTGAAGAATTTGAACTGCACACTTTAGTTGAAACATCCAATGAAAGTAGTATTGTTCAACCTCTTGCAGAGTCTAGCTTTGACAGGGTTGACCTAGATGAAGTTACTGGTCCTGTTTCAGATGACCAATTATTGGATGAAGACTCTATAGAATTTTCTGGAACCCTAGAATTACATGGGGTGGAACCTGTAGCAATAAATGAGGCGCCAGTTAGACCCACATTTCTAGATTATGTTGTGAAACCCCCCATTTACATTGAAAATATTTCAGGGCAGGTATTGTTCCCCACTACAACAGGGGAGGAGGATGAGATGGTTATCACACCTGCACCAACCTCCCATGATGTTCCAATTATTGTTGTTGATGCTACATCTCAAGATTTTTATTTGCATCCATACCTGCAACATAAGAAACGTAAAAGAAAACATTTTGTTTATATGTTTGCAGATGGCAGTGTGGCTTCCGAGTACCAATAAGTTTTATTTGCCTCCAAGACCTATAACAAGGGTATCCTCGACGGATGAATATGTGAAACGGACTGACATTTTTTACCATGTAGCGACTGAAAGACTACTGACTGTGGGACATCCTTATTTTGAGATTAAGGAAGGTAATGACGTGATTATACCAAAAGTATCACCTAATCAGTACAGGGTCTTTCGCCTAAAACTGGCAGATCCTAATACCTTTGCCTTTGGAGACAGCACAGTATTTGATCCTGAAAATGAGCGCCTTGTATGGGCTGTGCGAGGTATTGAGGTAGGCCGAGGGCAACCTTTAGGTATAGGAGTTACTGGGCATCCATATACTAACAAATTAGCTGATGTGGAAAATCCTTTAGCAGTCTATGAGAATGGACATGCTCAGGCTAATGATGAAAGAAAAAACCAGGCCTTTGACCCTAAACAAACTCAAATGTTTATCATAGGAGCCAGACCTGCAGAAGGTGAACATTGGGTGAGAGCTAAAGTGTGCACAACTGACGTTGACAAACGTAAACATAAATGCCCTCCCATTGAACTGAAAAACACTACCATACAAGATGGTGACATGATGGACATAGGTTTAGGTAACTTAGACTTCTTGGATTTACAAGAAGACAAATCAGAAGCACCATTAGATGTAGTAAACACAGTATCTAAATACCCAGACTACCTCAAAATGCATGAAGATAAATATGGAGATTCCATGTTCTTTTATGTTCGTAGGGAGCAGTTGTATGCTCGCCATGTTTTCAACAGATCAGGTGTTAATGAAGAGGATATGCCTGATGCCTTGTATATTAAGCCACCTGCAAACTCTGGTAGTAGAAAGCCTGCTGCATCTAACGTGTATGAAGTATCACCTAGTGGTTCTTTAGTGTCAACTGAAGGTCAATTGTTCAATAGGCCATATTGGGTGCAGCGCTCTGCAGGCCAAAACAATGGCATCCTATGGGGCAATGAACTCTTCTGCACAATAGGTGATAACACAAGAGGAACTACTTTCAATATCACAGTTAATAATAATGATGCCGAAGTCACTGAATACCAGAGTAATAGATTTAATGCCTATGTTAGGCATGTAGAGGAGTATCAGGTATCCCTTATTTTGCAATTGTGCAAAGTTCCGCTGACTCCGGAAAATTTAGCGTTCTTACACACTATGGATCCTAAGATAATAGACAGATGGCACCTTTCAGTTGACACCCCAACTAATCAAATCTTAGATCAGTATAGATACATTAAGTCACTTGCCACCAAATGCCCTGACACAGAAAAGCCTAAGGAAGAGCCAGATCCCTATGCGGGCATGAAATTCTGGGACGTTGACCTTTCTGAACACATGACTGATCAACTAGACCAAACTGCTCTTGGTAGAAAGTTTCTGTTTCAGACTGGTTTGACTCAAGGTAGAGAGCGGACAAGAACCACGGGAGCTCGGTTTGTAACTAAACGGGTCAGCACAACCAGGAGAGCGACCCCAGCTTCCAAGAGGCGGCGCACGTAAGGCTTTGAGAAACGCTGACTGGGCTCTTTGCTTGTATATGATTGCAATTAGCCAGGTTTGGCGTTCCTTTAGGCTCTTTCCTTTCTGCGACATTCTGGAAAGCACCGCGCAAGTGAGAGTATATAAGTATTCTGCATTGGGTACTGGCTTTCAGTTACGAGTAGCTGCTATCATAACTGGGGACCAGTGCACGCTGCAGGAGATTTGGTGCATTCTCTCTTTAGTGGACGGCTTGAAGCTCGTGTTGACATGTTCATGAGTTTTAACGTGCACTACCGAGTGTTTGCAATTACTCATCGGATTAAGAAGACCGCATTCGGTTGCCTCTGTATTATTTTGTGTTATGGACTGGACTGCGATGCTTGGGTCTCTTAAGGTATGTAATTTAGATACCCAAGCATGGCAGTTCAATCTGTGACAGAGAACTTTGACCTCTACTATGTAGTAACTCTTATGTCATGTATGTTGTTGTATGTTGTATTTGCATGTAATGTGTGTTGTGTGCAACTTTTAATAAACTTAATAAACAGCATCAAACTATTATAAAATGTCTCCTCATTCTTTAGATGGTAAATAGACTTGTCATATCCTGACTAACGCCCGCACCTTGGCTTTAAAACCACATACGCTCGTAGTTTTTGGTTTTGGCAGCACATTGCTACCTACTTGGCTTTAAACCCTGAAAGTTATCCAGGTTGGCTTGAAACCCTGAAAGAACTCCAAGTACCAGACAAGACACGCTTCAGTAACGGACTGGCAGTCTTCCACACGACACATATCGGTTGCCAGCGACCGGATCCGGTTAAACTCAAGGTATGTTGTATGATTGTTGGCAACAATCATAGAAAAGAGCTTTCTAGTTGCAACGTGCAACTGATCCGTTCTTTTGTGAACTTTTCTATAAATACCCAACTCTCTGTGTTTTTGCACCA